TAGTACTTAATATCATAAGTGATAGCGGAGAGGGAACAAAAGATACTACAGGAGATGAGGATAAAGAGTACAATCTAAGAGTAGATATATACTGTACAGATGTAGCCAACAAAGACACACTATATACTGCTCTAGTGACCAATATAAAGACCATATCTAACTACATGGTCCAGTATGATACTAAGGCAGATATGTATGATGATGATACTAATCACTATCACCAGGTAATAGACTATAAGCTATGGCTGAGATAATAGGACTAAAAGCAACGATAGAAACACTCAATAAGCTGCCTAAGACATACGCTAAAGAGCGTAAAAAAGCACTAAGGAAAGCAGCAAAGCCATTGACCAGCGCTATAAAAAAGAACCTGACAAGGGTATATAGTACTGAGGATAGAGATAAGGCTAGGCGTACTGGTAATCTAAGGAAGAGTATAAAGATACTTAGCCACATAAAAAATAAAGCAGTGACCTATGTTGGTCCTAATTATAAGATAGGTAAAGGTACTAGAGGGCCACATGCACACCTATTAGAGTATGGTACAGCTAAAAGTGATGCTAGGCCATTTATGAAGCCAGCATATAACTCTACTAAGACACAAGTAGCCAACATACTAGAGGAGCAGACTAAGATGATATTAAAGGGATATAAGGCAAAATACGAGCGATGATAAAAATGAAATTAACTGCACAATGGGGATACTATCCTGTAGGCTCAAATGTAAAAGTATCAGAGGAGACTGCTAGACATATAATAGCTAATAAACTAGGATATCAGATAGAAGATGATGAAGAGGAGCTGATAGTAGAAGCGAGAGAAAGACAGAGATCGCTAGATGCAGATGAGGAGGAATAAAATATAAGAAGCATAATTTTTTACACATAATAAAATATAATACATATGGCTTTTCAAAATGGTAGAGCGCTAAGAATCTCTATAGGAGCATCCGTAATCTTAGGAGCTACAAGCTGCTCTCTATCTGTGTCTGCTGACACATTAGAGTCAGCTACTAAGGATAGTACTGGGAGTTGGAAAAACTTTACATCGGCTTGTCTATCTGCTACACTTACACATATCGGATTACTAGTAACAGATCATGCAGACCTTACAGCACATTGGGCCTCTCTAGTAGCTGGTACTGTGTTTACATGGGAGTTTACAGATGGCGTAGCTACTCATAATAAATGGAGTGGCTCTGGATTCTTTACAGGTATGAGTATAGAAGCGCCAGATCTACAAAACTCTACTATAGAGCTACCTATCCAGATCACAGGAGAGATAGTACACGCAGCAGAAGTATAAGATATATAGAGGGCTGGTGGAGTTTATGTTATTATCTCTGCTGGTCCTCTTATTTACATTATTAACATAAACAAGATAGTAAGATGGAGAGTATAGTAATCAATGGTGTAGATATGCCATTCAAAAAAACCAATAGAGCGCTTAGAAGATTAGAGGCCAAAGGTGTGAATATGACAGGATCATCTGATCAGATAGCGCTTATGATAGAGATGGCTTACGAGTTTTTGAAAGAAGGACACTTGATAGCTCATAAGCAATCGATAGTAAAGCCTGAGTTTATGACTATAGACGTACTAGAGGCGTATGATGCAGAAGCTACAGACTCTCCTATTGAGCATATCATCAACAAAATAACGGAGGACGAAAAAAAGCCTATTACCTCTACTCAGGAGAATGGAGGAGTAGAGGCTATACAGACTATACCACAAGCAGAGCAAGTAGTGACCACAACGATAGACTGAATAGAGAGCGTGTGATAGATTGGACTCCTGATCTATGGCTTATACATAGCCTAGAAGCTGGAGTAACTATATCAGAGTATCAAGAGATGAGCCTACTAGAGTTAGCATATACTATAGTAGGATACAGACAGCGCAACTACACCAGGCTATCATATGAGCGCTATATAGCATATATCACTATGCAGCCTCACCTCAAAAAAGGCTCATTACAGAAGGCAGAAGAACTATTTGCACTACCTACAGATAAGGAGGAGATAGTAGAGCAGATGAGCATAGAAGATATGAAGGAGATATGGAAAGAGCAAGATGCTAAGACATGGGCTAAAAAAGGGATAGTAGGTGTGTAATACTTTGAGATAATTAAAAATACAATTAATGGCGTCTATAGGTAATCTGAAAATAGGAATAGGCTTAAATACTACTGGCCTTATAAGAGATCTAAAGCGCTCAGAGTACATGCTAAAAAAGCAAGGCTCTAAGTTCAAAGCTCTAGGTGCATCTCTTACTAGTTCGATTACCTTACCATTATTAGCGGCTGGTGGTGCTGGTGCAGCATTGGCAGTACAGCTAGGAGATAACTTTGCAAAGATTGAGAATCTTGTAGGTGTAACTGGAGCAAGTTTAGAAGATCTAAGAAGCGGAGTAGCTAGAGTAAGTGGTCAGACAGCTAAGAGCCAAGTAGAATTAAGTGAGGCATTGTTCGCTGTTACTTCTGCTGGATTGAGAGGAAAGGAGGCCCTAGATGTATTGACACAAGCGGCCAAAGCATCTCAAGTAGGATTAGGAGATACTAAGTCTATAGCACTCGCTAGTACAGCGGTACTCAATGCATACGGTACAGAGGTGATTACAGCAGCAAGAGCTACAGATGTACTAGCAGCCACTATTAAGTATGGTAATCTAGAGGCGGCTAGTCTAGCGCCAGTATTAGGTAAGGTCATTGGTCCAGCATCGCAGCTTGGTATCTCATTTGAGGAGATAGGCGCCAACGTAGCCACATTCACAAGATTAGGAACTGGAGCAGAGGAGGCAGTCACAGCACTAGGCTCTGTAATGAATACATTTATCAAAGTTACTCCACAAGCGGCAGAGGCTCTAGCAGAAGTAGGCCTCACAGCGCAAGGCGTAAGAGATAGGATTAAAAATAATGGATTAGCAGATACACTTATATTTCTTACAGACACATTTGATGGTAATATAGAGGCACTAGCTAAAGTGATACCTAATATCAAGGCGCTAGGTAACGTATTAGGTACTGCATCTGCTCAAGGTACGACATATAGAGAGGTAGTAGATGGTATCTATGATAGCACAGGCTTAGTAGATCAAGGTTTTCAGAACGTAAGTAATACTGCTGGATTCCAATTAAAGAAAGCATTAGTAGATGTACAGAATGCAGCTATAGGATTAGGTAATAAACTACTACCTATAGCACTCAAGATAGTAGGGCTAATTACTAGCCTGGTCAATAAATTTACAGCGCTATCTAGTGCTACACAGGATACTGTAGTAAAGTTTGCATTAATAGCGGCTGCTGCTGGTCCTGTATTGTCTGTATTCGGTGGATTACTTACTGGACTAGGAGCATTTAAAGGGATATTTGCTACTATCATTCCTAATATCATAAAATTTTGGGGTGTGCTTACTGGTCCTATAGGATTAGCGGCATTAGCATTCGCAGCGCTTACTCATGTGATTATCAAAAATTGGGATAGTGTAAAGGAGGGCATAGTAAAAGTAATTAACTCTGTCATTACACTCTATAATGAGAACATTCTAATAAGGGGCGTAGTAGAAGGGATAGTTGCATACTGGAAGATAATGAAGAGGCTTATATCAGGGATATTTACTTCTCTCATCTCTTTAGGATCTGTAGTAAAAAAAATATTCACAGGAGACTTTGATAGTTTAGGTGACTTATTTAAAAATGCTGGGGAAGAGATAAAAACAGAGGCTATATCATATGCAGAAGATGTAAAGGAGATACTAGGAGATGCACTAGACAATACTATTGATCCCAAAGAGATGATAAAGCCTATCACAGCATCGGATGTGCAGAGCTTTGTAGATCCTTTGATAAATGGTCACAGAGAAAGTTCCAAATCCAACCAAAGCAACTGGGTCGCCTTTTCTCAAACTTTCTGTAATGGCATCAACCATTGAATCCAGAGCTCGGCCTGCTGAAGCTTTTGAGATGTCTGCGCCAGATGCAATCGCATCAATTAATTCAGATTTATTCACATTGTTCCCCTTAATTC